GCCTTTAACAGGTGGAACGATAACTGGAGATTTAACTCTTGATAATGCTACTAATGCTGGTAAAGATATTACTTGGGATGAATCTGCAGATTCTCTTACTTTTAGTGATGATACAAAGTTAAAATTCGGTGCTGGAGGAGATCTAGAGATATGGCACCAAAGCACTACTAGTGGAGATTATGCCGCTGACAGTACATACATTAGAGAAACAGGAGCACAAAGTTTATATGTGCAAGGTGAAAATTTAATTCTTGAAAAACCAGATGGAACTAACTATATAGCTTGTGGCGGTGACCTTGTTTATCAGTACTACGCAGGTATTCCAAAGACTATGACATGGCCAACAGGTTTGGTTGTCTTCAATAGTACTACTGCAGGAGGTAATATTTTATTAGCGGAAGGTACTAATAATGGAAGTAATTACGTTGGTTTTGCTTCTCCAGCATCGGTAACAAGCAATATTGTTTGGACTTTACCTGGAGCTGATGGGTCTGCTGACCAAGTATTAAAAACTGATGGTAGTGGAACTCTTGGTTGGGTATCTCAATCTGGTGGTGGTGTTAGTGATGGAGATAAAGGAGATATAACCGTCAGTTCTTCTGGCGCTACTTGGACAATTGATGCTTCGGCTATAGATGGAACTAAATTAGCTAACGATGCAGTATCAACAGCCAAAATTAATAATGATGCTGTTACTGGAGCTAAAATAGCTGATGATTCTATTAATTCAGAGCATTATGTAGATGGGTCTATTGATACTGCACATATAGCTGATGATCAAATAACAAATGCCAAGATAGCAGATGATGCTGTTGGTGTTTCACAACTATCCGCTACTGGTACTGCAAGTTCATCTACTTACTTACGAGGAGATAATACATGGGCGACTGTTTCTGGTGGTGGTCCAGGTACAGGTGAAACTTATGTAAGGATACAAGCTGGTGGTACTCTTAATAATACTTCAAATAACACCATATCTGGATATTTAGCCGGTAATGGTTTATCTGCAGGAGACGCTTCAACATTTTATGGATACCAAGCTGGATATTCAGCTGTAAACGCAGGTAATAATTCTTTCTTTGGAAGCAACGCTGGTAAAGCATCTAACACCGGAGATTGTACAGGTTTTGGAGCAGAGGCTATGACCGCCAATAGCGCAGAAGGTACAACCGCAGTTGGAACTAGATGTTTAAAAATAGCTACAGGATCTGAGAAAACAACTGCTGTTGGTGCGTATGCTTTTGAAGGTTTAACTGTTGGTGATAATAATGTCGCAATAGGGTATGAAGCAGGTGCTCCAGATGGTGGAACGGCTTTAACTACTGGTTCAAATTGTACTTTAATTGGTTATCAATCAGGACCAAGTGCAGATAACGTATCTAACGAAATAACTTTAGGTAATAGTTCAATAGCAACACTACGTTGCCAAGTAACTAGCATTACTTCTCTTTCTGATAAACGTGATAAAACAGATATTAATACTTTAGATCTAGGATTAGACTTTATAAATTCTCTTAAGCCAGTCAAATTTAAATGGCAAACTAGAGATGGCAAAGGACCAAAAGGTTACGATGCAGGTTTTATTGCTCAAGATTTCCAACAAGTCCAAAAAGATAATGATGCTGATTATCTAAACTTAGTACTGGAATCAAATCCAGATAAACTTGAGGCTACTCCTGGTAAATTAATACCAATCCTTGTAAAAGCAATACAAGAACTTAAAATGGAAGTTGAAACTCTTAAAAACAATGTCTGAACGTACACCTACTGATATAGCAGAACTCTTTCTAATTTCAGAAAGTTCTGTTAGAGCAATTAACGAACTTGCAGCACTTTCTTCACTTACAGAACAACAACAGAAACACCTTAGAAAAAATGTAGAACACCTTGAAATTATCAAAGCTTATAAACACGATAATGGTTCTTCTATCTGGACAACTGAAGATTGGACAACAAAAGACAATGCAGTAACATTAGGAAGGTCTAAACTATAAAGATATATCTACCTAAAGCAGATCTACCACAACCTGAAGCTCTTTATTTCAGACCTCCAACAGCTCGGATACCGTCGTATAAACCAATAGTTATACCTCCGACTGATTTAGAATCTCCAGAGGATGTTAAGGCAGAGTCAACTGAACAACCAGAACCACCCAGTTTAAAAATTCCAGTTCTAGATATAAAGATGCCAGTACCTGAAACAGCGGTTGTAGTGACTGCTGTTTCTACTGCTGTTGTGGCTGTAGCTACTACATCTATTACTTCATCTTTATTTGAACCAATAAAAAAGAAAGTACAGAAATTCCTACAAGGTAAAGTTGATAAATGGAAGAAAAAGAGAAAGGAAAAGGTCTCCTCGGCAAACTTAAAGATGCAGCAGAAGACCAAGAACATCAAATCCAAATCTTAGGTACATTTGTGCGTCTTGGAGTAGTGGTCTGGAGTGGTTTCATTATTACTATGAACTACGTAGAATTACCTATGATAAAGAAAGCTGGTAACAGTGATATCACGTTCGTAGCTTCAGTGTTTACGGGAGCACTTGCGACATTTGGTTTGACCACTGGTAATAAAAATGGCAACGGTAAAACACCTGTAAATTGTCCAATGAATAAGAAAAAGGAAGAATGAAAAAATGGTTTTTACTCTTCCTACTGGCATCACCCACGGTAGCAAGAGCAGAATTAGTTACCCCAAACTTCACACAGGGGTCTATGCAATCAACAAGCACTATGACTCAGGAAATTGTAGAAGAAATTACTACAACTACCTATGGGTCTGCATTAAACAAATGGAGTGGAGAAAATATCACTCATACATCAGCCTCATCAGGAGGTATTACCGATTCAGATTCGGTTTACACCTTGCACACAGCTGGAGATCCATTCTCACTAGAAGTAGTGACAAGAGCAGCAAGTCAGGTACTATCCGTAGAAGTAATAGACAGAGAAATAGATATCTCCTCTACTACGGTCTCCTTATCAGTATTCTCTCAATAACACCTGTTAAAGCAGAAGAAGGTGATAGAAACGTCTCAAACCCTGTTGCAGCCGCAACGGGGAATGTGACCAACCAAGCGGTGCAATTCCAGAATAATGGAGCACCGTCAAGACAACACTACGGACCTAACATCTCATGCAATGGAAGTACTATGACTTTCTCTCCATTTTATATGGGGAATCATACGACTCCATATGATGTAGATGAAGGAAATATGGAGCAGTCTAATTATACAGTTGCAGAAAACTGGGGAGCACAAGTTAACTTTATGGTTCCATTGGACCGTAGAGGACTTAAGCGTTGTCTCTCTATTGCAGCAAGGCAAGAAGAAAAGATGCGTCTTGACTATGAATTAGTCAGAGCAATTAAATGTGCAGAACTACAAACTAAAGGCTTTATGTTGAAACCTGGTAGTCGTGTAGAAAGTATGTGTAGTGATGTCATACCTATATCTGCATATCTTAAATCAATAGAACCACCCAAAGAAGATAAAAAATCTTGGAACATAAACCCATTCAAAAAGAACAAATGATCGTACTTATCAAACCCATCCTCATGGCATTTCTCAGCTCTTCTGCTGTTAAAGAATTAGTTATACAACTACTAGAGGCATATGCTAGCACAACTGATAACACCATTGATGATAAGGCAGTTGAACTGATTAAGAAGAACTTATTCCCAGGAACTAAAGACTAATGAAAAAAGCCACTGAAGCCCAATTTAACGAATTACATAATCTCGTCACTAAAGAATTCCTTAAACGGGTCAAAAGTGGCGAAGCTTCTACTCAAGATTTAAAAGCAGCCTGTGATTGGCTTAAAACTAATGATATTAGCGGTATTGCATACGACGGCAACCCACTTTCTAAGCTTGCAGCTGTAATGCCAAAAGTAGATCCAGAATTAGTACAGAGCAGACTTTATGGCAAAAGGAGCTAAATACGCTAACGGCAATTATAAAGCTCAACAGAAAGCGTATAACAAAACAAAGAAAGGTCTCAAGTTAAGAGTCAATGCTAACAGGCTTAATAGAAAATTAAAAACTTACGGTAATGGTGATGGCAAAGATGCTGCTCATTACAAAGGAAGTACTACTAAAGGAAGACTACAGTCTCCATCTATTAATCGTAAAAGCAGGCTCAAAATTCGTAAATGACCCCACTACTACCTACCCCTAAACACTATTTATACAACCTAATAACCATGACAAATTCAGACGCTAAGCGGCT